TCTTTACCGCACCCCCGGCCCTTATCGTAAGGGCAAAGGGAAGAAGACCTACAAGGTCTGCGGTGCCAAAGATCAGGCGCACTATGATGCGCTGCTCGCTAATGGCTGGTTCCCGTCCTATGAGGAGGCGGTTGCTGGCAAGCGTGCCGAAGAAATCATCGAAGCCGCTGAGGCTTTTGAGGAAGCCGTTGACGAGGTTTCTGGCCCGACCCGCGAGGAACTTGAGCAGAAGGCTGAAGAACTGGGCGTCGGCTTTAACAAGCGCACCAGTGACCGTAAGCTGGCCGAGCGCATCGCTGAGGCTCTGGAGGGCTAATCATGGGTTACACCAAGCGCCAGTTTGTTACCGCTGCCTTCGAGGAAATCGGGCTAGCGGATTATGTGTTCGATCTCTCGCCTGAGCAGCTTGAGAGCGCATTGCGGCGCTTGGATGCCATGTTGATGGAATGGAACGCCAAGGGCATCCGCCTTGGCTATGCTTCCGCCAGCAGCCCGCAGGACAGCGATCTCGACACGGAAACCAACGTGCCTGACAGCGCATGGGAAGCGGTGATTACTAATCTCGCTGTTCGTATTGCGCCGGGTTACGGCAAGACCGTATCGCCTGACACCAAGATGGTCGCCAAGCAGGGCTACAACACGCTCTTGCAGCGCGCCACCTTCCCGCTTGAGCAACAGCTTCCTGAGACCATGCCGTCCGGTGCTGGCAACAAGCCTTGGTGGTATGATAATCCGTTCCTTCAGAGGCCCGTCGATCCCGTCGACGCTGGTTCTGATGGCCCTATCGAGTGGAGTTAAGCAATGCCGACAATTAACCAGCTTCCTCTCATCACGCAGCTTTCGGGCGGTGATAACGTGGTTCTGTGGGTTCCCAATCAGGGGGACAGCCGCCGCGCCTCAATCACCACGCTGATCCAGTACATCGAAGATAACTTCGGCGGGATTGTCTGCACCTCGGTTCGCACGCAGCCGACCACCTTTGCGCAGCTTCCGAATGCTGTGGGCAACGCTGGCGCTCGTGCCTTCATCACTGACTGCACCGTGACCACGTTCGGCACGGCTGCGGCTGGTGGCAGCAACAACCAAGTGCCGGTCTATAGCGACGGCGCTGTGTGGCGGGTCGGCTGATGAAAAAGGAAAAGCCGGTCTGGGAAAAGAAAAACCCAGTCAAGAAGTCCAAGCCACTGTCCAAGAAGCGCAAGGCTTCTGCCAAGGCGATGGCGAAGGCTGCTGGCCGACCCTATCCGAACCTCGTCGATAATATGCGGGCTGCGAGGAAGAAGTGAAGAAAGACCCGCGCCTCGCAAGGGCTGGTGTAACGGCTTACAACAAGCCCAAGCGCACGCCTAGCCATCCGAAGAAGTCTCACGTTGTTGTCGCTAAGGAAGGCGACAAGGTGAAGACCATTCGGTTCGGTGAGCAAGGCGCAAAGACCGCTGGAAAGCCCAAGGCTGGCGAGAGCGAAGCGATGAAGAAAAAGCGGGCAAGCTTCAAGGCTCGCCACGCAAAGAACATTGCCAAGGGTAAGATGAGCGCGGCTTTCTGGGCTGACAAGGTGAAGTGGTAAGATGGTTCAAATACCCATCATCAACGGGATCTATACGGATAGCTCGCCGGATTTCCGGACATCCTATCCGGTAAATCTCGTGCCTGTCCCAAAGGCCAATGGCATCTCGGAGGGCTATCTGCGCCCTGCCGATGGTCTGGTAGCGAACGGCACTGGCCCCGGCACAGATCGCGGCGGCATCAACTGGAACAACGTCTGCTATCGGGTGATGGGTTCCAAGCTTGTCAGCGTGTCCTCCACTGGCGTTATCACCATTCTGGGGGACGTTGGCGACGACGGGCAGCTTGTGACGCTGGATTACAGCTTTGACCGCCTTGCTATCGCGTCCAATGGCAACCTGTTCTACTGGTCGCCCTCGCTTGGCTTGATCCAAGTCACCGACCCCGATCTTGGCGTTGTGCTGGATGTGGTGTGGGTGGATGGCTACTTCATGACCACGGACGGCGAGTTCCTAGTCGTGACGGAGCTTAGTGATCCGACGCAGGTGAACCCGCTCAAGTACGGTTCGTCCGAAGCAGACCCCGATCCGGTCAAGGCGCTGCTGAAGCTTCGCAACGAGGTCTATGCGCTCAACCGTCACACCATCGAAGTGTTCGACAACGTGGGCGGGGATCTGTTCCCGTTCCAGCGCATCGAGGGCGCTCAGATCGAGAAGGGCGTGATCGGCACGCACGGTTGCTGTAACTTCCTTGAGAGCATCGCCTTCCTTGGCAGTGGGTTTAACGAGGCACCCGGCATTTACGTCGGCGTAAACGCTCAGGCCAATAAGATCAGCACTCAAGAAATTGATATGCTGCTGCTGAACTATACCGAGGCCCAGTTGGAGCAGGTCAAGCTTGAGGCCCGCAACGATAGAACCCACCAGCATCTGTACGTACATTTGCCGGACAAGACGTTGGTGTTTGACGCTGCGGCCAGTCAGGAACTCGGCCAGCCGGTGTGGTTTCTCCTGACGAGCAGCCTTGTTGGCTTCAGCAAGTTCCGCGCTCAGAATTTCGTCTGGTGCTATGATCGCTGGTTGGTTGGAGATCCGACGACTTCCAATGTCGGCTACTTCGTGAACAACGTCTCAACGCACTACGGCATGAAGGTGAGCTGGGAGTTTGCGACCACGATCATTTACAACGAGGGGCGCGGGGCAATCGTCACCAACCTTGAACTGGTTGGGCTGACGGGTTCGGTTGCGTTTGGCTTAGATCCGACGATCAACACATCCTACTCCACGGATGGGCAGAACTGGAGCCAGCAAAAGATCATTAAGGCTGGCAAGCTTGGGGAACGAGCCAAGCGTCTGGTGTGGTTCCAGCAGGGATGGATGCGCAACTGGCGTATTCAACGCTTCCAAGGCACGAGCGATGCCCACATTGCTGTAGCGCGCCTTGAGGCGCAGATCGAGCCGTTGGCGTTCTGATGGCCCGCACTCCCGTCAAACTTGGTCTATCACGCGACCAGCTCGGTTCCTTTTTGCAGGACTTCGAGCAGATCAAGCAGTTTGAGAAACTGTTTGGCACGGTCGATACGATTGAGAACGTCGAGCTTAATGACGTTCGGCTTGCGTCTGACGGTGCTTTGGCGACTGCCAACGAGGCGCTTGCGTCCATCTCGCGGATCGAGCAACTCCTGCAATTGCTGGCGACTGCTTCGGTTCCTGAGAACAACAACTCGGTAGCCACGGATTACATCGACTTCCACCGTAATGCGCCTTTCGTGAATACGGACGGCAGGGCTGGTTGGAGCCCGTTGGATGATACGCTGAACATCGGACACGCGGATGGCGTGGTGCAGCATGTCGGCCAAGAGACCTATATGCGGGTCATCAACAACACGGGCGTGACGATCCCAAGCGGTTCGGCGGTTGGCTTTGCTGGCGTGAACGGTCTCCAGCGTATCGAGGCTGCGCCTTACCTTGCGGACGGCAGCGCACCGAACCTGTATTTCTTGGGTATTCTTACGCAGACGCTAGATGATGGCGAAGTTGGCTTTGTCACGATGTATGGGCGCGTGAGGGGCATTGACACGACCGGCACGCCTGTGGGCGAGGCTTGGAACGTGGGCGATCTGCTGTGGGCCAGTCCGTCCACGGCTGGCGCGCTGACCAAGGTCAAGCCGACCGCGCCCGATAACGTCATCTCGGTGGCTGCGGTGCTGGATGTGGACGCAACGGACGGGCAGATTATGGTGCGCCCGACGGTCACCGAAGACAAGTACTACGGCGAGTTCACCAACACGACCGGCGCAACGCCTCTGGCGGCAGATACTGCCTACGCGATGGAGTGGGACAACGTCGAGATCGCCAAGGGTGTGACCATCGGCGGCGCGAACGACACGGAAGTCACCGTAACCGAAGCTGGGCTGTATCAATTTGATGTGCGCGTGCAGTTTGAGTCGGGCAGTTCGAACACCAAAATTGCATGGGTGTGGTATCGCCTCAACGGCACTACAGACTATGCAAACAGTTCCGTTCTTGGGTCACTGAGCGACAATGACGGTTTTCTGGTGATGTCCAACAATGAGGTGTTTTCGCTGGCGGCGGGCGACTTCATTGAAATCATGTGGGCCGTTGATGATATCGATTTGGAGCCGGTCGCTGTGGCGGCCACGGCGTTTGCTCCTTCCGCGCCTTGTGCGCTATTGAGCGTTATTCAGGTACAGCAGTAGGAATTCGAGATGGCGATCACACCGAAGAACATCATTCCGTCAAAAGAGGCTGAGAACGTCCAGACCACTCAGTACACGGCGACGAATGCCAAGTGCATCATCGACAAGTTCACTGCCACGAACATCTCGACTGGCAATGAGAGCCTCAGTGTGAACCTCGTGACCTTTGGCGATGTGGCGGGTAACAATAACTTGATCGTTGACGCTCGCTTCCTTGCTCCCGGCGAGACCTACACCTTCCCGGAGTTGGTCGGGCAGGTTCTGGAAAGCGGGAGCTTTATTTCAACCATTGCGAGTGCGGCCACTTCGCTCACCATTCGCGCATCCGGTCGGGAGGTTACGGCATGAAAAAGCCTTCTTTCATCATTGAGGGTTTCGGTGGCATCATGGAGAGCAAGCCTTTCCTTACCGCTGCTGAGAACAAGAAGAACACGAAGGTCGTCATTGATGACTGGATGCTTGGCCCTGAAAACCCCAGCAACGAGCGTGGTGCGAATGCGCCCTATTGGCGTGCGCTTGGCAAGGCGATGCAGGTGGACGAGGCTGAGGCCCGTCGTCGTCGCTGCTCCAACTGCGAATATTATGACAACAGCACGTTGACGCAGGCCAAGATGGACAAGATCCCGTGGAACGAGTGGGATGTTGGCGCTGGCTTCCGTGGGCATTGCACTAAGTTCGACTTCATCTGTCACGATTTGCGCTCTTGTCAGGCATGGGAAGAACGCGAGTTTGAATTTGAAGACGATTAATGGTAATGAAGAGCTACTGAGCAGACAGAGCAGCCAGTGGCTCAAATTCTGAAGGTCTGCAATGATTCGTAAAGACGTAGTATTCTGGCTTGGCAAGCACTTCAGGGAAACCTTTGCGCTCCCTGAAGATGCTGTTGAATGGCTGCTTGATCTTTGGAACGTGATCCAAGTCTTTGACGACATCGCTGATGGCGACCCAGTTGACCGCGATGACTTGAACCGAGCTATTCTGGGCTGCTTGGTTCGGATGCCGCAAAATGGGTTCTATCTGCGGCACGCGCATCTTTTGCTTCCGCAGATTCACACGGCGATCTTGAAGTGGAAGGCATCGGATGACGTTGAGAGAGATTTCGATCCTTGCGCCACTAGCTTTGTTTGGCGTGCGGGTTATTACGATATTGTCCTAGCCGTTATTTCGTATGTGCATGATGAAAACATTGCGATGGAAATCGGCAAATCGGTTCTGAAGCTCTACGGCGAAAGCCTTGAAGATTACATGGAGGAATTCAGCAATGCCTGATCCAGTAACTGGCACTATTGTGGCCGGTGCGTCTATCGGCTCTGCCGCCATTGGTTCTAAGGCCGCCAAGAAAGCAGGGCAGCAGCAGGTGCAAGCTGCGGAAGCTGGTGCTGCTGAAGCCCGTGCGGCCCGTGAAGAGCTTCGTCGGCTTCTCCAGCCCTACACGGAGGCTGGCGTTCCGGCGCTGCAACAGATGCAGGCTGCGCTTGGGTTGGCTGGGCCAGAGGCGCAGGCTGAGTTCGTCCAGATGCAAGAGCAAAGCCCAATCTTTCAGGCTTTGGCTCGGCAGGGCGAGGAAGCCATGTTGCAGCAAGCATCGGCCACGGGTGGCTTGCGCGGCGGGAACATTCAGGGTGCGCTCGCTCAGTTCCGTCCGGAATTGCTCAATCAATTTATCAACCAGCAGTATGGTCGCCTCGGTGGCTTGACGCAGCTTGGTCAGCAATCGGCTGCGGGTGTTGGCGCTGCTGGCATGGAGACGGCTGGCGCGCTTGCTAATCTGCTTGGACAGGCTGGTGCGGCCCGTGCGGGCGCTACACTCGGCTCTGGTCAGGCTTGGGGCAATCTTCTGTCCCTCCCGATGCAGTTTGCGGGCTTGGCTTACGGTGCGGGACAGCCGGGCTTTGGGTCATTGTTCGGAGGCTCAGGGACGGCTCCTAGAGGTATGATGCTGCCATCCAGTGCTGGCTTGAGAGCTTAGGGAATTACCGATGGTTCAGCCTTTTGACTATCGCCTCAACCTGCCGTCACCCTTTGAAGCATTCTCGCAGGGGATGCAGATTGGCGCTGCTCGTCGCAGGATTGAGCAAGAGCGCGCTGCTGAAGAAGAAAAGCGCCGTAAGGCCGAGGAGGCCGCTAAGATGCGTGAGGAGATCTCCGCATGGACGCGCAATCCTACGCCTGATGGGTTCAACGAACTAATCGGCAAGTATCCGGAAGCCTTCGAGCAGCTTTCGAAGATGCAGAAGTTCTACTCGGATACGGACAGCAATATGCTGACCAATCTTTCGGCTCAGGCGCTTGCTGCACACCGGAACAAAAGGCCCGAACAGGTTGTGAGCCTAATTGATGAGCGCATCAGGGCTTATGACGGCAATCCGGAGATGGTCAAAATGCTGACCGATCTCAAGGCTGGATACCTTGACCCGAACCTTGACGAAAAGGCGAAGGAGTCCGCTATTGCCACGGCACTGATCGTGCATGGCGGCGAGCAGGGTAAGCGCATTTACGACACCACGTTTAAGCAGAGTGAGCCTTTCATCATAATCCCCGGTGTTGGCGTGGTTCTGCGTTCTGACCTTGACCGCGCTGTTGCGGCTGCGGAGGCGGCTGGGAAATCCACTGTGGATGTGGCACCTATTATCCCGCAAGATGCTGAAGATGACTTGAAGGCTGGCCGTGTTTCTGCGGAAGCTTTTGACAGGGTGTTTGGCGCTGGTGCTGCTGCAAAGACTTTGGGCGGCGGGGACATGAGGCAGCCTGCTCCTGCATCGCAGACAATTACCGAGCGTGAGGCAATGCGAATTCGCGAAACA